ACGCCGGACGCCGGTGCTGTGCCAAACACTACGTTGCCGCCTCCGACATCGCCTACGCCGGTAACAGTGTAATGCGTTGTAATAGTCTGGACTGTCTCTGTGCCGCTGCTTGCGCGTAGGATAACAGTTAGATCATCTTGGTCAAAAACCTTAAACCCATAAGCAAAAGTAGTTAACGATCCATTGCCGTTGTAGCTTGCTCGGTTTGTGCTGCTTGATACTGTCATGTTAAATCCTTATCTCAGCCGAAAAGTACCACATATTTTACCCATTTCCTAGATAGCTATTCAAACGCTCTTGATATTTCTGGTGAACGACTAGGCGTTGTGTCACCTGGCCCCCACCAATACTTCTGACCTGTTTGCGTTTTCATTCTGCGTTCCAACCGGAGGAACTTAGATTTCGCTTTAGGATCAGTCATTAACTGCATCTGGTCCCACAACCCACGCTCCAGTGCCAAGCGACCATACCAAAGAGAAGACCCAGGAGTGTACCGCTGTGTAAACTTAACTAGCTCCCCAGCTGCATTAGTATCCTGGCCTGTAGCGGCCTGGTATAGGTTGCCCACTGTTAGCTTCAGAAGATCATCACCGGCCCCGACAACTGGCCCAGCTACTGTTTCGGCCATCCCCGACCCATAACGGCTTGTGCCAGAAGTTAGAAAATCACCAAAGATACCTAAGCCGCCGCCCTGCATAAATGCTGCAAACCAGAACTTTGCGGTCTCCTCGCTGTCCCCAACCATTTCACGCGGGTCTCTGCCCTTAGAGATTTCTTTCATTTGCAGCGCCAGTGCGCCCATAAGCGTTGTGGAGATTAACAGGTTTGAATAGTAAGCGCCTTTTGAGGAAGACTGCGGCAGCTGCATACCCCGCATCAAGTGCGTATTNACCAGGGTAACNCCNAAGTTTTTATACATTGCAAACGATCGCGCCATTTCGCCGGTAAGCGTACCAGGCTGTGTGCCGCCGGTAAGNAACGTAGAACCACGAACAGAGGTGGACGGAACCGCAAAGTTGGTCTCCGTGTTTATCATTTCAAGCAACCTGGTGGATATGTTGCTGCTCAAAGTTTCGTCAATATCAGTGCGCGCTGCAATGTCTGTGGGACGTATGAACTTTGCGCCCTTGTGCTCATAAGCTTCTGTACGCCGTATTATGTCCCACTGAGTGGCCTGTATGTTGTACCGCTCCATTGTTGAGCGAAAGTTAGGGTCAAGCTCGTCAAAGGTCTTACCAGCGTTACGCGCTACAGTACCCATGAACTCCATGCCAAATGCCCAGCGCCCAGCAGAGGTTATAGGAGATAGTAGTGACGCTCTCATAACAAAGTCAGATATTCTGCGCGTAACTTCTGGCCCCGACATATCACCAACAAAACGCATCTGACCAGCAGCAAGGCTAGTCCAACCCTCGGCAATCAAGCCTGAGCTAATAGCAAGCTCACCTTTTTCTTTGGCCCCGAGAGGGCTCATATACTTTAAGTAGTCTCCGAGTATGCCGGTTTGAGGCAATCCAGAGAATTGACGGGCAAGACGCTGGAAGTTGACATCTGTTACCGCTGAGATCGCAGCCGCACCAAGTTGCGCAGACTGCAACACCTGGCGCGTTCCTGCCATTGTCGATGCAAACTTGCTGTTGATAGGAGAGTTGTTACGGCCAGATACGGCCATATACATATCATCAAGACGCTTGCCGGTAGATCGGGCCTTGTCCTTTAAGGCTTCGTCTTTTGCCATTTTGGCTTGCTTAGTCAGCGTGTCTTTCATAAATGTTATAGTTGACGTTGGGTTAGGTCCAAGCACTTCCATCATAGAAATATCACGGGACATATTAGAAATGTGCGATACCATAACATCAAATACGTTATCGTCGCCAAATTCTTTTTGGTACTCAAGCCAGCTATCAGCGTCCTTAAAAACTAAAAAGCGATGATCCTGGCGTTGGTTTGCAAGGCTTTTACCACGCCCGCCGGAACCAGGGGTCATCTTGTTTGCGCCCTCTGTGGTTATAGTTTCATAAACATCTTTAAGGGCCAACTCTAAGCGTTGAGGCGTAAAGGCGAGACCTGTCACTTGGTCTATCATATCATTAGGAGAAAGCTTGGGGAGAATGTTGCTTCTCCAAGCTTCATAACCAGCTTTGCTTATTTTTAAACTTTGATGATTTTGAGGCAAGAACCACTTTTCATTTTTTGGAATAGATCCACCGGCCCTGTTAAACTTTTTGCGCAACGTCTCTGCGGTCTTTGTCCACGCAGCCGCCATCTCTTTTGCGCTGGCATCCCCAGTGCTTTCACCAAAGATCTCGCGCGTCATGTTTTTAAGTTGCGCTTTTTGGCGAACCTCCCCGACCAGGTTGCGCCGAAACGTACCAAGAACCTTGTTTATTTCAGCAAAAGCCATGCCTTTTATAGCGTCTTCCCTTTGCGTAACGCTGGAAAAACGAGACATTCCATCTTGCTCAAGGTGAGCTACAGCAGCGGCGAAAGGATTGCTGCGTCCCAAACGGTCCTTGTATTGGCTCATATTAAAGCTGACTTGCTGCCAGGCCTTAGCAGTTAAAAGCTTCTTGCGCTTACGCTCAAAGGCTTGGCGTTCAAGTGCATCGAAGGTGTCACGCGCTGCCTGGCTAGACGCCTGGCCGGAACCCATTTTGCCCTGGTACTGCTCTTCAAGCTCGTCGAGAAGATCCCGCGCCTCTTTCGCCTGGGCTTCTGTAATGGTCCCCTCGGCCTGGGCGTTAACAATACATTCCCTAAAGCTCATTTTGCGCACCCTCTTAAACGATCCAGCATCTTAACATCCTGGTCAAATTCATCCTTCATGTCACGCAATGTTTGGTATTGCGGCACGATTTCGTTTGTCTCTTCGTCCAGGCGGCTACCGATAGGAATTTCGGTATCTTCTCTGAAGTTGACTTGTAGCTCTTCTAGCAGTATATCGGTGTCGGAGGTATCAACATTGAGATTTTTTCTAGTAGACGGGTATATACCCGCAATCGAAACAGAGCCAGGCGCAATGGTATCGCTTGCAAGAGACGGATCTTGGAAGCCGATTTCTTCTGGCGAGGTACTTTCTGACACACGTTCCCCAGAGGTTACGCGCGATATGGTGGCGTCACTGACAACCAGGCTTGGCTGGTCTATGCCAGAAGGCAGCTGACGGTTTATCAAAGCCGACCAGCTTTCAGAAAGATTGCCTGCAACCTCTCCGTATAGTTTCTTCATATCTTCAACAGCTTGAGCCCTAGCCGCATCTGGCTGGCTTAGATCTCTCGATACATTGTAAAGTTTTGTACCGCCGCCGACCTTTGCCTCCAACATTCCAGGAGGCCAGATCTGCACTTCGCCAATCTGCCCATCATCGAATATAACGGAAAGCTTGCGATCAAAGTAACCTTCGCTAGTAAACCCATAACCTTCGTCAATTACTTTGTATCTCTTAGACAGTGCAGACACAAATGCCTCTGCTGCATCATTTGTGTCTGCACTAATTCCGCCGCGCGCAACATCTGTAATCCTGGTAAGGTCTCCATCGTACTTGTCACGCAGCTTTTCTTCGACCCTAGCACGTTTTTTAAGGGACGCTTTTTTCTGCGTTACCCCAGCAAACTTAGCCGCCTTAGAAATCTCATCCGTAAGTTCAGCATGATTTCGTTCTCCGCGCGCCATGATTTCATCGACATTTGCAAAATTCTGTTCTTCCGTAATCCGGCTTTCTAGCGCCTTGCTTTCGATAGGGTCCATGTCTTGCAAGCGAACAATGCGATCCTCGGGCATAACGGCAGGCTTGCCGATCTTTGCCTTAGCTGCATCATTGGCAATCACGCTGCCCAGGACATCGCCCTCTAACTGACTTGCCTGGTCTAGCGATCCTTGACCAAACGCATCATCGAAGGCGTCTAGCTGGCCTTCCTCTGCGCTAGATCGTATTGACGCGATTTCATCTGGAGCATCGAAAGAGCGTCCAACATCGCCAACTTCTGCGCGGTCAAACTCGCCTGCTGAAATTGCTCGTCTGACATCTTCGATAAAGCTAGTTGTAGCGGCGTTGTAGTTGCCGGTTTCTTTCGCGTTTCTTGCTGCTGCTGTGAGGGCGTCTGAGAGAGCGCCTTTTCTGTTCGCTTGACTTTGGAGGAGCGCGACCGCTTTGCCATCTTCTTGAGCCCTTCTTTGGTTTGCATCTCTTGCTAGTAGGTTGCCTTCATCCTCAAGCCGCGTAGCGTTCTTGATAAGGTTCTGGAATGAAGACTTGTCTTTGCGTAGCTGTTTTTGAGCCCGGTCTAAAACCTTTGCCCGCTCCATAAACAGACTTGTTGTCAGCACTTCATCGCCAAACAGGCTTTCCTGTGTCTCTGATACCAGGCTAGTTTCTCTCACCTGGCGCACGATCGACTCTGCCTGGAAGGCATTGGCTGGCTCGGTTTTAGCCAGGACATCGAGGGCTGCTTTCTGCAATCCTTCATCACCAGGGATTAAGCGTCCAACAATAGCCGCAAAGTTTGGCGCAACAACTTCGTTCTTTACCATACCCCAAGCATCGCCAACTAGGTTTGCAAGGTCTGTGGCCTGGCGAACAAACGCTGACCTGGGCGGCAACTCACCAATGCGGTCCGGGCTGGAGCGCAGAACCTTTGCTGCGTCGATCGCGCTGCCGGTTCCCTCAGAGATGTTCTTTAGAGCCGCTGTAACCATAGCGTCTTCTGGCGTGATCCCGTCAACCTCGCGCAAACGGTAGCCAATCATTTTCACATTCTGTGACGGATCTTGCTGAGAGATCCGCTTGGCAAGGCCTAACCTCTGGTGTCCGTCAGCAATGAACAAGCGCCCATCCGCATACTCATAAATAGTAACCATGCCACCCTTAATAGGATCCCATTGGGTTACTCCCTGGAGCCGATCGGTAACGCCAAACTCGTCGCCACCTTCTTTGAACTGGAATGTCTTTGCATCGACGCCAATATCATTAGGGTCGAACTCGTCAACGATGCCGCCAATGTTTGTCGCTCGGTTCACATTCTCAGGCAAATCTACAGGCGATGATGGGATCTCAGATACCTTGGGAAGCTTGCCGTTGGTAAACGCGATCTCTGCCTCTGTTAAACGCGCGCTGTGCTCTATGTCAGCCGCTTGGGTCTTAACCAGGGGAGTGCTTTCTGCGGCTGAGGTGTAGACATCTTCAAGCGCCTCGGCACTAACTTGCGTTGGAGATTTCCGACCTGTTGCCCGGTTTAGAACCTTAGCGCCCCGCCTTAGCTGCTCTGCTGTGAGCTTGATGGTGTCCCCGCCAATCTTAATTCCGACAGGAAACGCGCCACCAATAAGCGCAGCCGTTCCGACATTGTTGCGGAATTCTTCCCAGCCATATTCCAAGCCTAGACTTTTGTACCATGCGGCCACATCGGGTTGCTGTATCGCCTCGGTGGTAGCGTTTACAGCTGCCTCAAAGAAAACTAGACCAAGAAGACCTCTACCTTTTGTCAGGCTACCGCCAGGAATTACCATAGCAGACTGGTTTATTGGATCGGTTGCAGCAAACGCCGCCCCACCGACAAATCTTGCAGTCGCTGCACCCAGGCCTGGCGATCTCGATGTAAGCTCCGCTAATTCGCTTTGCTCAGTAAAGTATTCGTCACGCGCTGCCTGGACCCAAACATCATCACGATCTGGATCAAGAACAGAAACAACAAGCTCTGGAGGTAGTGCGTCACGGTTTGCACGAACATAGGTTTCAACTTGCCGCGCTTCGTAATCGTATCGGCGCTTGCCGTAACCACGCATAGCCTCGCCAGACAAAATGGCAAACACATTAGGGTTTAGATAAGAGCCTGGGTTTTTAAATGACTTGCCGGTAATGCTCTCGATCTCAGCAACGATCGGCTCCCAGGTGTCTTCAACATAAAGTTCAGGAGCAGATCCGCTTTGCATCTTAGCAGCGTTAAACGATTGCTTGACGTTTTCGATAAACCCACCTTCAGGCTTGCTGCGGCGAGGGGCAGTTGCAAAAGAAGTTGGGTTCACTTCATCTCTGAGGTAGTTACTCATTGTTCGCCCCTCAACCTAATCGCGTCTCTGCGGATAAAATTGAAAGCAGCACCACTTCTTATAAACGTATTGGTTCCCTCAGTCTGCCGAATAAAATCTTTTACGCTTTCGATGTCGTTTAAATCAACATCGCTGTTACTTAAATCTTGCGCCAGGTCCGAAATGATAACCCGATCGCTCTTGCCCGTTCCGTAACCGCCAGATTTTTTAGTGCCCTCAGCTTTGCGCGAGGCGCTAACAAGGTCTTCCATAGTAAATATTATATCAATGTCAGAGGTGTCCGTTAGCATGGCATATTCGTCAGCCCCGTAATCACCGGCAAAAAGACCATAAACCATTTGGCCGTTTCTTTTTCCGAGAACCTGAATACTATAATCCTGGTCCTGAAAGTTTTTGAAAACCTCTTCATCAATAACGCCATCTGCCGCTATCTCGTTAAAGCTTTCATAGCTAACATTTGCTATCGCATAGTTAATTTCATCAGCTGTGCGGTTTGACGGTATAAGAGTGGGCTTACCAGAGACCTCTTGAACACCACCAGTGCCTGTCTGAGGATTGTAGCCGGAAGCTACAGAAACAGCCTCAGACCACAGATCTTCATCAAAATCCTTGCTGACACGGCGAGAAAGGGATTCGGCGTAGTAAGCTTCAGCAGTATCTTTGATATTCTTTTTAAGCTCGGCATTGACCCCGCCAGGCAAGTTTTCATACGCCGTTCCCAACACCTTGAACATCTCTTCTTTGACTAAGGCTTTGTCAGCCCCGACAAGCGGAGAACCATTCTCCTCGATTTCAACGATACCATTTAAAATAATCTCAGCCTGATTGAGCAAGCCATCCTGCATGAGACCCGCAACGTGCGCAGTGACTGGTGAGTTGGGAGCAATCTGGGCCATAACAGCAGGAGCGTAATCTCCAAACAGCTGTGTAATGTCGTTGATTGCCTGCATCCTTTCAACAGCCGTGCCTTTGTTCATCCTTGGCGCATACGCCGCAGCCTCGGACGGAGTAAGGATTTTTAGAGGACCAGATAAGTTATAGTGGCCTTGAGTTTGTATTGCTGCCAAAATTCGGCCCTGGACGCCGGTTTGATCCTCGCCTGTCTCTTGCGTTCTCTGAATCGCTTCTGCTGTCAGGTCTACCGGCTGAACTTTTACAGCGCCTGTTTTTGATGCAAAACCAATAGGATCGTCTGCTAGTTGTTTATCCATATTGGCGCGGAACCCACGCAGGAAATCCAGGCCTAGAAGCTCCCTGGCCTGCAACCCTGGACCGCCCATCGTGTCGCCGGTCTCAAGGCTCATTATCATACCGTCAAGATCTTGAAGGTTCGTGACAGTTTTGATTGAGGAAGAAAGATCCTGTATGTACTGAAGGTCAGCCAAGCCCTCTTGAAGCTCTGTGGCCTCGATGTTGTCCATAAATGGAGCAACCTGGGAAACTAAACTCTCCAGATCAGCAACTCCATTGCCCGGCAAAGTCCCACCCTCTTGGAGTATCTTTGTGTAAGCTGTAATCTGTTCGCCGGTTTTCTTGCCGACCTGATTATTAACACGGATCTGTTTCTGCTCCTCCGCAGAAGCCGCGTCGATAAACCCAGCGCCAGTGCCAAGAGATTGCAGGATCTGGGCCTGAGTTTGCAGGGGAAGCTTTTTTAAAAGCGCAAGTTGAAGCTGGTTCTTGCCTGCTAGGTTTGGATCATTATCCCGAATAGCCAGGCGAATATTCTCAAGGTCACGGCTTGGAGTATCACTGTTTTGGATCGCTTGCATTATATTGCTGGTTACAGCGCCGGTAATAACCGCAAGTTCTTGCTTCTTTAATGCGTCTGGATTGCCTAGACCCAGCTGCCCCATGCGAATACTATCAACGCCAAAGTTGGAAGCAATCAAGTCAAACTCAGCTGGTGAAGTTACAGCGGCTAGGTTCTGCATGGTTGACTGCGCACGGGCAGTGCGCGCTGCTGCGTTGGCGCTCTCTATCTTTTGGTCAATCGTATTGCGCAAGGAAAACCGCTGAGTCAATTCCATTTGGTTGAAACGATCCGTCAGAACACGCCGTGCCTCTCGGTCATTTACATCTTCAAGAAGCTTCTCGCGCGTAGACTTGCTTGCTTGAGACCAAAGACCTTCCTCTTCTTTACCGCCTTCGTTGAAGACATTGCGAAGCTTGCCGGTTTCGATCTTTGACAGGTTTAAAGCCTCTTGGCGTAACGCCTCTTCGCCAGCCAAAAGCTTTTCATTGATCTGCGTTTCACGCGCAGCCTTGTAGCGCATTGCCGTAAACTCAGCAGCTTGCCCTATCACCGCACCAGCTATAGCGTTCTGGGCTTGAGCCTGCTGAACAAAAGGCTGTGCGTTTGCCCTGGTTCGAAAGCTACGACCAGGAGCTTCGGAGGTCATTTGCGATCCGGCTGTGTATGTGGGAATTCTCATGTACCGGCTCCGTTACGTTGTCGCTGTCGTTTTAGTTGGCGTGAATATGTTGCTGTTATAACCCATTTGAGCGGCCTGCCCAAA